GACCTTAAGTCTGAATTTGAAAAAATGATGGGCGATAAGGAAGAAAAGGACGATGATGAAGATTCTGAGGAGCCTATGGGTGACATGGGTGACGAAGAAAAGGAAGATGAGGCTCTTGAGCCAACTTCCGAACTTGGAGTTGAAGAAATGCCAGTAGAATCAACTGATGAAGTTGAGGAAACTGCAAAGTCTCAAACAGAACAAATGCGTGAGTATGTTGAAAAAGTGGCTGAGCCAAAAGGTGAAGACCATAAAGCAAAATCACCAGTAGCGGGTAAAAACGATATGGGTGGAAGTGCTTCTAACATAGCAGGCGGTTCTGCAGAGGAAAAAGGCGGATCAGCGGCATCACCAAAAGAAGATTCAGCAGGTAACGTGAATGTTCCAGGTGGTAAAGCAAGTAAGTCTATGAAAGCAGACTCCAAAGGCCATGGTGCTGAGAAAAAAGGCGCAGGCGAAACTGGAACTGATGGCAAAAGCGTCATTGGTTCGTAATATTAGGAACGGATAGTGGTGTTAAACTTACGTGAGAACTTGACATTCGACCAAGCGAAGATGGTCGTTGAAACTACTGAGAACGATAAGGGAGGCAAAGACCTTTACCTAAAAGGTATTTGTATTCAAGGTGGCGTTAGAAACGCAAACCAAAGAGTGTATCCTGTAAGCGAGATTAGTAGGGCTGTCAACACTCTCAACGATCAAATAAGCGGAGGATACAGTGTTCTTGGCGAAGTTGATCATCCAGAAGGACTTAATATTAACCTAGACAGAGTAAGCCATATGATCACAGAGATGTGGACAGATGGACCAAATGGCTATGGAAAGATGAAGATATTACCTACACCGATGGGAGTCCTAGTTAAAACAATGCTGGAAAGCGGAGTTAAATTAGGGGTCTCATCAAGAGGTTCAGGGAATGTTAGCGAAGACGGAAGCAATACGGTTTCAGATTTTGAAATCATTACTGTGGACGTAGTAGCACAACCAAGTGCTCCTGGTGCCTATCCGACACCAATATATGAGCATTTACTAAATGCCCGTGGTGGGTATCAGGCTTTAAATTTGGCTAAAGAGGTCCAAGGCGATCAAAAGGCACAGAAGTACATCAAAGAATCTTTAATGAATGTTATTAAAGGTTTGAAATAAGGAGAACCAGATGTTAGACGCTTTAAAATCACTTTTTGAAACGAATGCAATTTCAGAAGAGATCAAGAATGACATCGAAGAGGCTTGGAATGCCAAAGTTAAAGAAAATCAAATGCAAATCACTGCTGAGTTGCGTGAGGAATTTGCATCTAAATACGAACACGATAAAGCCAACATGGTTGAAGCCGTGGAAAAAATGTTAGATGAAAAACTAAACGAAGAAATTTCAGAGTTTGCAGAAGATAGAAAAAAACTTGCTGAAGCCAGAGCAAAGTACCATGTAGCAATGCGTGAAAACGCAGACCTACTTAAAGGCTTTGTAATGGAACAGTTAGGCAAAGAAGTTTCTGAACTACATGAAGACCAAAAAGTAATGGCAAGTAAATTTGGCAAACTTGAGGAATTTGTAGTTGATGCTCTTGCAAAAGAAATTGCTGAGTTCCACGAAGACAAAAAAGATTTGGCAGAAACGAAGGTTAGATTAATTCGTGAAGCCAAAGAACATTTAAGTAAAGTAAAACAATCCTTCATCGAAAAAGGTGCTAAAGTTGTCGAAAAAACAGTTGCTAAAACATTGAACAATGAAATTAGTCAATTGAAAGAAGACATCGACACAGCACGTAGAAATGACTTCGGTCGTAAAATTTTCGAGACATTTGCAGAAGAGTATAGCAATTCATACATGAATGAGAAAAGCGAAACTGCAAAACTACTTAAAGTAGTTGATCTGAAGGATAAACAACTTGCGGAAGCAAAAGCGAATGCTGAGGAAAAAGCAAAATTAGTTGAAAGCAAAGATGCTGAAATTAAAAATGCTGTTGAAACCGCAAAGAGAAAAGAAACAATTTCTGAACTAGTTGCTCCTTTGAGCAAAGAACAGAAAGAGATTATGCAAGACTTACTAGAGTCAGTAGAAACTGAAAAGTTACAAGGACACTTTAACAAGTACCTTTCTGCTGTAATCGATGGCAAGTCAGTAGCAAAGAAGGCGACACTTACCGAGGCAAAAGAAATTACAGGCGATAAAGAAGAAAATAGTTCGAGTGCAAGTGATTCTGCAAAAGTTGATAATGTTGTAGATATTAGAAGACTTGCAGGATTAAAATAAGGAGAAAATAATGTCAGAACTTTTAGAAAGTAAATGGCAGGATACAAAAGTTGCGTTGCTCGAAGGCCTAACAGGCAATAAAAAGTCTGTGATGTCCGCTACTCTAGAAAATACTAGAAAGTATTTGGCAGAGGCGGCTACTGCAGGTGCCACAGGCGCGGGTAATGTTGCAACTCTTAACAGAGTTATCCTTCCAGTAATTAGACGTGTTATGCCAACGGTTATCGCTAACGAAATCGTAGGTGTACAACCAATGACTGGTCCAGTTGGACAAATCCACACACTAAGAGTAAGATATGCAGATTCATTTGATGACGTAACAGCAGGCGAAGAAGCATTATCACCTTTCCAAATTGGTTTAGGTTACTCAGGTGGCGGATCCACTGATAAAGCAGACGCAACAGCAAACCTAGAAGGTACTGCTGGTAAGCGTTTAAGCATTCAGATCTTAAAACAAACAGTTGAAGCGAAAACTCGTAAATTGAGTGCTCGTTGGACTTTTGAAGCGGCTCAGGATGCACAAGCACAGCAAGGTATTGATATTGAAGCAGAAATTATGGCGGCATTAGCCCAAGAAATTACTGCTGAGATCGACCAAGAAGTTCTTAACTCATTAAGAACTTTAGCAGGTGCGGCTGAATCAGACGTTCAATACGATCAAAATGCTGTATCAGGTACTGCAACGTTCGTGGGTGATGAACACGCGGCGTTGGCTGTAATGATCAACAGAGCGGCAAACAAAATTGCACAACGTACAAGACGTGGTGCTGGTAACTTTGCAGTGGTATCACCGCATACGTTAACAGTTCTTCAGTCAGCAACAACTTCAGCGTTCGCAAGAACAACTGAAGGTACGTTCGAAGCACCAACTAATACTAAATTAGTAGGTACTTTAAATGGTGCAATGAAAGTTTACGTTGACGCTTATGCATCAGATACTACTGATGTATTAGTAGGGTACAAAGGAACATCAGAAGCAGATGCGGCGGCGTTCTACTGTCCTTACATTCCATTAATGTCAAGTGGCGTTGTACTTGACCCATCATCTTTCGAACCAGTTGTGTCTTTCATGACTAGATACGGATATGTTGAGTTAAACAATACTGCTTCTTCATTAGGTAATGCGGCAGACTACCTAGCAAGAGTTAGTGTAGCAAACGTAACATTCTCGTAAGAGATTGTAAACTTATTAAAAGGGCGGCTTTATGTCGCCCTTTTTTTATGGCCAAAATATCTATTTTGGTAAACCTTTTTGCTTTTTTCGGTTGCTTTTTTCTACAAACAATGTTATATTAATATTAACTTTAACACAAACTAAGAGAGTTATAAACTCTTAGCACTTGTGGCAGAACAACCCTTCGGCAGGGGGGTAATGCACACTAAAGTCTTTTACGCGGCCAAGTGGCTAGGTTTAGGCGGAGGTGGTTGGAAGTAGATATCATATCTAAACCTTGCAAAATTCAGATGTGATCTGCTTATCGAAAGTTGGAGGTGAGTTCACAGCAAGGCCTCCCAAGTAGTGTTTTAGTTGTTCCCCTTTTTTTAAATAAATATATGTATGAAGGACGAATATACATCGGCCTTTTTCGACATTGTCAAGGAGGCATCCGAGACTACGGGTTATCAATTACCATTAGAAATTGAGTCCTATGTAGTAATGCTTCTTGCTGACAAAATAGACAATCCAAATTTTTTACCAAAAACAACTTTTGCACAGGAATTATTTGAAATCCAAAATCATCGATTAAAAGGAAAAGAACTAGGAGATACTGCTCTATTTCTATCAGGTGTTTTTCCTGAATATTGTGAAAATAAGGTGTCTGTAAGTTACTTTGTTCAGATAGGTAGTACAAGTTATACCATGTGTAGTAAACACCTACACAGCGACCTCTTTGAAGCATTAAGCGGTAATTTTAACTTCATTCGTGAGTTCATAAACGTAACAGTCCGCAAGCCTAATCCATTATTACATATTGGATAAATACTTTTGTCATGATAGTGTGCCACATAATTTTTGGTGGACTTATGGGGACAAAACCCCGTAGCAGATAGAACCTGCATCGGACTTCTAAAAGAGGAGAAAAAAAATGGGTAGACCACTTAATAAAAAGTTTTTCGGAGAGCCAACTGCGGGTGGCAACGAAATCAAAGTAGAATTTCACAACGGTTCAGCAGTTGTGGAAGGACATATCGTTAAGCAATTAGGATCAAAAAAATTCAGAGTAGCAACAATTGGTGCTGACGACACTGAATATGATCGTTTCTTAACAACAGGAAAATTAGCATCAGCATTGACTGGTACTGAAATGGCAATCACTGTAAAAGGTGATGATTCAGAAACATATCAAGTTTCTAAAATCGCTGGTAGAAAAGCAACTATAATTGCACCAGACGGTACAGGATCAAATGCTTTATCAGGTACGTCAGTAGCATGGAACTTCTCAACTGCAACCAATGACGGTGCGGCGCAAGTAGAAGAAGCAGGTGACGACGATACAGCAGGTAACGATGATGACGATTTCGCAAATGCGTAATTAGAATATATTGTAGGGGAGCAATCCCCTACAGTAACTTTAGGAATTAGAGAATGTCAAAACTTGTTAATGTTGCAAACGGAAATTACAAACTAACTGTCCAGCCAGGCGGTTCCATTACAATGGATACTGGCGTTCAACAAGGACAATTTATAATCACAGGTGACCTTCAAGTACAAGGTGACACAACTTTTGTATCTTCTGCAAACTTAACAATTCAAGATAATGTAATAGTTTTGAACCAAGGTGAAACTGGTGCAGGTGTAAGTTTAAATACTTCAGGTATTAGAATAGACAGAGGTACATTACCAGATGCTTTACTTGTATTTGACGAAACAATAACTTACAATGAACCTGTTACACAAACAATCAAGCAAGGTGCATTTAAATTTAAAGATGAAAACAATGATAACATTGGATTCTTTCTTACACACATTGCAACAGGCGGAAGTAATTTAAATTTAATTAATCAAGGTACAGGTGTTATTAATGTATCTGGAACAGCAGACTACGAAAACCAAGTTCAGTTTGATGATGACATTCCAAACAGAAAATTCGTAGTAGATAGAATTCAAAATGCCTTTTTAGGATTTTCAAGTCCTCAAATTACAAGCGGTGATACAGTTGTAAAAGTAACTGACATTAGTGAAGATAGCACTATATCACAAGCATTCGTAGATGTAAATGGTCAACGTACTTCTACATTCTTTGAGGAAAGAACAGAATTATTTGACATAATGGTAAAAGGTTCTACAATAAGTTCATATCTAAGTAATAGTGATCTAGTTTTAGAATCTCCAGGTACTGGAAGTATTAGAATTGATGACACTTTACATATTAATTCAACTCCAGGACTAGATGATAATACAATAGATCCTGCGGCTCCAACAGACGGTGTAAAAATATATGCCAAAGCCGAAGGTAATGGAAATACTGGTATCTATTATGTAAATAGTACTAGTGAAAGAGATGAACTAATTAGTAGAAATAGATCGCTACTATATGGAATGTTATTTTAAGGAGGACAAATGGCACTAGCAAATTCATTAATTGGATCAACTAACACAAATTTAGTAGTTGTACCGGCTGGAAAACAGTATGCTATTTTGACTTTAATGGTATGTAACACTGCGGCAGAAGATCCAACAGGAAGTAATGACAGTAAATTTGATTTACACTTTGTTCCGCAAGGACAAAGTATTGGAGCAGTTAACCAAGTTTGTAAAGAAATAAATGTTACTGGTGCAGAAACATTTACTTTTGACACAGAGAAGATGGTATTAAGTGAAGGTGATTCCATTGTTGCTGTATCACAGGCTCCATTAAATTTGTCAGCAACGGTAAGTTTTTTAGAGGTATAAGATGAAATTTTTAAAGGCTCAAACTACAAACACACGTGGTATCCAACACGGTAAAGGAATTTATTTCGATACCGATGAGGGTGTACGTATGGAGTCTACAAATTCATTGAATCTTCCAAGAGGTAACAATGCACAAAGACCTAACACTGCACAAATAGGACAGATAAGATATAATACACAAGAAAATTATGTTGAATTTTATCAAGCAGGTGTTTGGAAACCAATAAGATTACAAGAGCCAACAACTATAACACAACAAAGTTTAGGTAACGGTGACGGAACAGAAACAGTGTTTGGTGTTTTAGCAAGTGGTGATAGTGCATTTCCAGTTCCTAGTGCGGCACAAAACGTATTAGTATTAGTAGAAAACGTTTTACAATTAGCCACAACAAACTATACACTAGAACAAAGTACGTCAGGAAATTTAACAGGACCAAATCAGCCTTATGCTGATGGTTATTACATTAAATTTACACAGGCAGTTCCATTAGGTAAGCCTGTAACTGTAATTCATAACTTTGACAAATAATGTCTGCTAACGGTATATCACACTTAACTTATAAAAGACAACGCCAAGAACAAAAGTTAAAACTTGCGGCAGAAAAACGTGCGGCAACAGGTAAAAGATCTAAACTTAAAAAAGGTTTAATGCCTACTCTATACACAGCAAGTGAAAACAGCACAGCAAAGAAAAAACAAATCACAACAGGATCTTTAAAGACTGGCCGTCCTTGGACATAATATTCCGATAAATATTAGTAAGGAGTACTAAAAATGAGTCTTGGAAGAATATCCGGTCCGCTTTTAAAAAGCAATTTAGAAAGACAGTCAGATTTAGCAATAGAAACTAATCTATTGTACATAGGTCATACTGACGGTAAGATCGGTATTAAAACTGTTACTCGCCCAAGAAACTTTACTATTGATGGTACTGCAAAATTTAGAAATACAACAGCAGGACAACCAGATTTATATCTTAATAATTCATTAAATTTAGGAAATTTAACAGTAAGTACAAACGGTATTGATAGTTTAACAGGATCTATATTTTTAAATTCTGCACAAGACATTACAGTTGGTGGATTAGCAACTAATCAAATCAAAATCACTGGCAATCAAATTTCTACTTACAACACAAATAGCAATATAGACATTCGTCCAAACGGTACAGGTACAAACGAAATTGTAACAGCAGGTAAAACTGTTACTGTTGATGGTAGCACACACGCAACAGGTAATATTACTTTTGATGGCAGTGTAATTATTGCTGGTACAGGTGACGAAGATAACTTTACAATTAACGCAGACATAGTTGGTGACCTAATACCTGATGTAGATAACACATATGAACTAGGAACAACTGCAAAACGTATGAGTTTATATGCAGAAGAAATTACAACTAATAGTGTTTTTACAGAAAATTTAATTTACCAAGGAATTAATTTAACTTTACGTGTAGGAAACATATATGTTGCAACAAATGGATTAGATACAAATGTTGGTGATACAGTTCAAGGTCCTGTAAGAACAATTCAAAAAGCATTGAGCATTGCAACAGCAGGACAAGTAATTAATATCGAACCAGGTGAATATGAAGAAGTATTTCCTATGGTAGTTCCAGCAGGAGTAACAATAAAAGGAAGAGATTTAAGAAATTGTATTGTAAAACCTACCGCGGCAACTAATGACAAAGATGCTTTCTTAATAGACGGTGAAACAACTGTAACAGATTTAACAATAAAAGACTTTTACTATAACAGTACAGACAATACAGGATACGCATTCCGCTTTAGAAGTGGTGCAAAGGTTACGTCAAGGTCGCCTTACATTATGAATTGTACCGTTATAACAAAAGGTAGTGTTACAAGTGCAAGTGATCCTAGAGGTTTTGCCCAAGGAGATGCAGGTAAAGGAGTTTATGTTGACGGAGAAGTTTGTGATCATGATACAAATGAAGCAAGTATGCTATTTCATGCCGCAACTTTTATTACTCCGGGTGTTGATGCACTTACAATGACTAACGGAGTAAGAGTTGAATGGTTAAATTGTTTTACATACTTTGCAAATAGAGGAATATATGCAATAAATGGGCCAGGAAGATGGAGAAGTGATTCTGTTTTAATAAAAGGTGCAGAAATAAGATCAATCGGTAGTGCCTGTGTATATGGAAATATAGGTGCAGAAGCCGATGGTGCCAACTGTTTGATGTATTTGATACAACATAACATGGCTTACGTTGGTGCAGGAAAAGAAGTTACTAATGATAAAACTTTAATTCAACAAGCAAACGAAGTTGTAGAAGCAAATAGCGGAAATGTTTACTATCAAACTGTTGATCAAAGTGGAAATTTTAGAGTAGGTGATGACTTTTTTATTGATTTCGAAAACGGAACTACAAGCATAGATACAAGTTCTATTGCAGGAGGTTTAACAAGTCTAAAAATTACAACAGGTACAGCAGAAACTTTTATAGATGGTTCAAAAGTACAAACAGGAAACATAAGAATTAAAAGTCCAAACACAGTTTCTAGTATTACAGGTGATATTACTTTTAACAGTATAACAGGAACACATAATATTAATACAAGTGTAACTGCTCCTGCAATTACAACAGGCGGAAATGTAACTTTAGCAGGATCTTTAATTAAGTTAGGTGATGATCCAGGAGATACTATTGACTTTAACACTCCATTTGCACAAGATTTAAAACCTAATCAAAACATGGTTTACAATTTAGGAAGTTCAAGTAAACGTTGGCTTACAAGTAACTTGTCACAAACTTTTGTAGATGACTTTAGAATTTATGATAATGTTATAGAACAAACTTCAACAAACGCAAATATAGAATTAAATCCACAAGGCGCAGGAAAAGTTGTGTTTGACGATATTACAGCAGATCAAAATACAATAGCAAGTACTAATAATCAAGATATTAGACTTAATGCAAATGATTCATTTACTATTTCAGCAACAGGATCAGCAAAATTACCATCAGGTAGTACTGCACAAAGAAAAAATACTCTTGCAGATCTAAGATACAATGCTACGTTTGGAGAATTTGAAGGAAATAACGGCGGTACAGTGTATTTTCCTACAATGCGTGATAGTGATAGAGATACTTACATTAATTTAAATGATAATCAGTTTAGATTTGTTACAGATAATCAGCAAAATACACTATTAAATCAACACATATTGCAAACAAACAAATTTACAAGTGATAATAAGTTTAGCATTGATGGAAATACAATTACATCTGCTACACCTGATGCAGATATTAACTTTTTTGCTAATGGTACAGGTGGAATACCGTTTGAAGACATAGAATTTAAAGGGCAAACTGTAACAAATAAACTTAACAGTCCATTTACGTTTGGACTTGCAGATGTTTATAGTTATTTGAAGTTTGATAATCCTTATGGACTTGTAATACCAAACGGTGTAGATGCAAATAGACCAACTAGTCCTGAGCAAGGTACTACACGTTGGAACCAAGATAAAGGATATTTAGAAACTTGGAACGGAACGCAGTGGGTTTTAGCGGCGGGCGGTGGTGCATCTGTGACGCAAGAATACGCAGAAGATATAAACTTTTTGTGGGCAACTTTACTAGGCTAAAAAGAACTGCTTACTTAACTACTTTACCAAAATCACATAAATAATAGTAATGCAACAATGGCCGACCAAGCCGTTGCAGGACAAACCGTGGTTAACCAGCGATTGGGAAGGTCAAAACAGGTTAGAGGGACATAAGTGATCCCCGTGTTAGGAGAATAAGGTGGCAGTTGGTCGTATTTCGGGTCCACTCTTAAAGTCAAATCTATTGCGTAATGGCGTAGATCTGGCATTTGAGACAGACCTATTATATCTAGATGTAAATAATAGCCGAGTAGGTATAAAAACCACTAGTCCTCAGCACCCATTAGACGTCAACGGTTCAGCAAGAATTACAGATTTAGATATTTTAACTCCTAACTTACCAATAGGAAATTTAACTATCGATGGAACTACAAACACAATTAGCACCACTGCTAATAGTTTAAACATCGGTACTCCAAACGCAGTAGTATATCAAAACAAGATTGTAGTTGACAATATTACACTTGATGGCAATGTAATCCAAGCAACTGATGTAAATGGTAATTTAGAATTCAGACCACAAGGTACTGGTACAGTAAACTTCTTTGGTGATACTAATATTACAGGTAATTTACACGCAACAGGTAACATAAGTGCTGACGGAAACATAACAATAGGTGATGCAGACACTGACACACTTACTATTAATGCGGATATTGCCGGCGATTTAATACCAGATGTAACAAACACTTACGATATAGGTACAACAACTAAACGTTGGAAACATGGTTACATTAATAATCTTAACACTACAACATTAAATTCAGCAAGTATAACACTTTCAGGTATTGACCTTGTAAGCACTCCTGGTAATTTGTACTATGTTGGTACAAATGGTGATGATACTAAAACAGGAAATCACCCACAAGATCCATATGCCACAGTTGCAAAAGCATTATCAGTAGCAACAGCAGGTGATACAGTTTACATTTATCCAGGAACTTACCAAGAAGCATTTCCTTTAACAATACCAGCGGGTGTTGCCGTAAAAGGTACAGGTTTACGTTCTGTAAAAATTACTCCAACAGCAGTAACAAATACAAATGATGCATTTTTACTAAATGGAGAATCTACAGTTGAAGATTTAACAGTTGCAGACTATTATTATGACTCAGTAAATGATACAGGTTACGCATTTAAGTTTGCAAACAATATGACTGTAACTTCAAGATCTCCATATCTAAGAAATTTAACAGTTTTAACAAAAGGTTCTGTAACTTCAGCAAGTGATCCTAGAGGATTTGATCAAGGAGATGCAGGTAAAGGTGCATTTTTAGATGGATCAGTTGTTAATAGTTCTAGCAGAGAAGCAGGTTGTTTATTTCACGCAGTAACATTTATTACTCCGGCGCAAAATGCCTTGCATATTAAAAACGGAACTAGAGTTGAATGGTTAAATTCATTTACATATTTTGCTGACAAAGGTATATTAGCAGAAAATGGCACAACTGGTTTGTATGGTGCAGGTAAAACTAAAGTAAAATTAAGAGATATTTCAGGAACATTTACAGCAGGACAAAGTTTTTCTTACTTTGAAGGTGGAACATTAAGAGCATCAGGCACTATTGCAAGTGTAGATGGTGCGTATGTA